TACAGTGAAGACTGGATTGACAAAGACTGGGTTATTTCGGCAACAGAAAAGTGGTGTAAAGACAGGGCCATATATAACGCCCTACTCTCTTCAATCCAAATTGCAGATGGGAAAGATCCGAAAGTATCAAGAGATGCTATCCCGACCATCCTTCAAGAAGCCCTGGCAGTATCGTTTGATGAATATATCGGACACGATTATGTAGATAACGTAGAGCAACGTTACGAATATTATCACAAAGATGAATCAAAGATTCCTTTTGATTTGGAAAAGTTCAATCTTATTACTAAGGGAGGACTCCCAAACAAAACACTTAACGTAGCTCTTGCTGGTACTGGTGTTGGTAAATCTTTGTTTATGTGTCACTGTGCTGCTTCTTGTTTGTCACAAGGAAAAAATGTTTTGTACATTACTCTTGAAATGGCAGAAGAAAAGATTGCTGAACGTATTGATGCTAATCTTTTGAACGTAAACATTAAAGATATTGGATCTATTCCTGAATCAATTTTTACTTCTCGTGTTCATCAAATTGGACAGAAGACTCAGGGTAAACTAATCATTAAGGAATACCCAACAGCGTCTGCTCATGCTGGACATTTTAAAGCATTGCTTAATGATCTTCGTTTGAAGAAAGATTTCAAACCTGACATCATCTTCATCGACTATCTTAATATCTGTGCTTCTGCTAGATACAAGGGTCACATTGTTAATAGTTACACATATGTTAAAGCGATTGCTGAGGAGCTTCGTGGTCTTGCTGTTGAACATGACGTACCAGTTGTCAGTGCTACTCAGACTACTCGTTCTGGCTTTGGGAATTCTGACGTTGATCTTACCGACACTTCTGAATCCTTTGGTCTTCCTGCTACAGCAGACTTTATGTTTGCTCTTATTGCCACTGAAGAGCTTGAACAGTCTGGGCGTATCATGGTTAAACAACTTAAAAACCGATACAACGATCCGACTTACTACAAGAGGTTCACAGTGGGTATTGACAGAGCGAAGATGAAGCTGTATAATGTAGAGGACTCAGACGGATCTATTACCGAAGCTGAAGAGGAAGAAACCTTTGAACGCTTTGAAGATCTGTCAGATAAACAATCTCGGTTAAGTAAATTTTCATCGTTTGTAATTTAATTTTTTATGACTAAGCACGTAGATTTTGATCGCTACATTGAATTCGTTGATGCTGTAACTTCAGATGCTTCTAAAGATTTTATTGCACTTTCTGAGCGTCTTGTTGATCTGGATGCTAAAGGTGCCAATATTGAACGACTGCTTACTGCTGGTGTCGGTATCAATGCTGAAGGTGGTGAGTTCCTTGAGATTGTTAAGAAGATGGTTTTCCAAGGTAAGCCTTGGAATGATGATAACCGTGAGCATCTTATTATTGAGCTTGGTGACATCATGTGGTATGTTGCTCAAGCATGTAACGCTCTCGGAGTTACAATGGATGACGTAGTTTCCACTAACGTGAACAAACTCATGAAGCGTTATCCTGGCGGCGAGTTTGATGTTTACTACTCAGAGAATCGAGCTGAAGACGATCGCTAAATAATATTGGGGCACATGCCCCATCAATACTGGAGGGTCAATCCGATTGGCGACGGAACCTGTCTTGAAAACAGTTGAGGTGTTAAAGCCCTTGGGCGTTCGACTCGCCCACCCTCCGTTTAAAATAAAACAATAATGAAAAGTTTCAAACAACTACGACAAGAGGTAACACAAGAGTTTTATCTTCAGAAAGAAATTTTTCAGGAAGGTGATTACATCATGAATGTTAACACTGGAGAGAAGGGTAAAATTATCCGCTCTGGTGTTAACTATGTTATTGCTGTGACTGAATCGGAAAAGATGTTTAGAGCTTGGGTTAAAGATATTAGAGCAATCAACTTTGTTGAAAACATAAATAAAGAAAGGAAAAATACATTCTTTACAGATGGAAAGACAAAGAGCAACGACCCAAATGGCACATTATGACGATTTTTCAAAAGCATTGATTGAGTCGTCAGTAAAATATCTTGGTGAAGAAGGAATCCCTTCATTACAAAAGAAAGGTAATGAGGATGATTTCTCAAAGAAAGATCCCAAAGCAAAAGCTGCTCCAGCGGATCCAGCAATTAACATTGCTGCTGGCACAGGTACTAAGCAATCTCATGGTG